TCCTTGAAGAACTGGAAAAAACAAAATCACCAGTAGAAGAAGCATATAAAGATTGGTTGGGACAGTATCCTGAATTAGAAACTGACTCTCAGTATGATGTTACAAGGTGGCAGGGATTCCAAGCAGGATATGAGTTTGCTTTTGCTATCTCTACAGCAAAGGAAGTAATGGAAAAAGTTCAAGAAGAACAAAAAGAAGATATTATGTGGAAACCTGTTGCTCTTCGTTTTGGTGAAAAGTTGAGTGATGTTGGTCCTGATGGTTATTATAACTTTACTCCTGAAGAATGGTTTGATTGGGTAGTCAATACTTATGGGAAAGGACAACAAATAAAAGATGCTGTCCGTGAGAGTGTGAAATGGTGTGAGGAACATCCTGATAAAGACCCATTAGATTGGGTGAAACCACAGACACCAGAACAAGTTGCTGATGGATTGAAAGAAGCATTTAGAGAAGCAGTCAAGCAAGGTGTAGTTTCATCTACCAAACCACCAACTCTTACTGATTTGATTTACGATTGGTGGGAAAGGGTCTTTGGTGATACTGATGATACTGAAACTTGTATTGATAATTTGGTAGATGAAATTAGTTTGTGGTTGCCGACAGAACACGAAACTAACAGTTATAAGTGGAATGAGTGTATCCGAATGATTAGGGAGAAACTACGATGAAATTTCCTAACTACACACTTGGATTATTCACAGGGTTCTGTCTTGCTGCCCTGTATTTTATGGTGCCTACGATTATTGATGGTTTCCGCACACCAGCAGAACCAAAACCAGAACCACAACGATTTGAGGTGGTTGATAACTATAAGGGTTGTGATATAATTAGGTGGGAGAATAGTATGCTTGCTGAATACAAGTATTTTATGGATTGTAGAAAATGATATGGTTAATCGGTGCTATGGTTCTTATGGTTTTTGTTGTTGATCGGATAGGATTATTCAAATGACACTTGAAGAACTGGCACAGGGACACTCCAAAACCCCCTGTGATGCCTTATAATACACTCATACACAAAGGACTGATGACTGACCTCCAAAAGAAAGTCTATTTTGCTATCAAATCTCACAGCACTCCAGAAGAACAAGCAGATGCTGCTATTCGTGCTGTGAGTGCTTGGTACTGGGAACAAGGTTATTTTCATAAACCTTCTTTGGTCTATAATACACTCATACACACAAAGGACTGATGACTTACAAAGGTCTCATCCCATCAATCAATTTCAACGAGGATGAATACTATCTCTACCTCCAATATGCTTCTTCTGTTGAGTTGGAGAAAGATATTCTAACAGAAGAAACTTATGTGGAGATTATGAAAACTCTTATTTACGAGGAAGTGAAATGACTAACGAACAAATCCTAAAACTTGCTAAATCCTGTGGGTCTGAAGAGTTCATAGGTGAAAGAGATGATGAAACTGATGGAGTATATTATGAATTTTGGGAAGACCAACTCTTGAAGTTTGCCCGAGAAATGTATAATAAAGGACAAGAAGAAGAAATCCGAAGACAGAAAACTGGAATTGGTTATGTAAATGGTGTTCTTACTCTGGATGAATTTTGATGACTAAAAATGAAGAAGAAATTGAAGAACTCAAAGCACAAATCAAAGTGCTTCAATCCAAACTCTCATTCTTGGAAGAACTGGAAAAAACAAAATCCCCAGTAGAAGAAGCATACAAAGAGTGGTGGGGTGAGTATCCTGAAACTGGAACAACTGCTTCTAATACTGATGACGCAAGGTGGTTGGGTTTCCAAGCAGGATATGAGTTTGCTTATGCTATCTATAGAAGGTTTCAACGATTGTCTTGATAAAATTAAGAATAAACTACGATGAAAATTGTAATTGATCACAATCCAACTGATGACACATATCATTGGAAACTCTGGGATGGTCCTGATGGTATTGACGAGTATGAAGGTATTGAATTAGACTTGGGACAGTGTTTTGAACAAATCATTATCAACCGAACAATCAACGCATTAGACTATAAATGATACGATGAAATTCCCTAACTACGCACTTGGATTATTCACAGGTTTCTGCCTTGCTGGTTTGTATTTTATGCTGCCTGCGATTGTTGATGGTTTTAGGCAACCAGTAGAACCAAAACCAGAACCACAACGATTTGAGGTGGTTGATAACTATAAGGGATGTGATATAATCAGGTGGGAGAATAGTATGCTTGCTGAATACAAATACTTTATGAGGTGTGACAAATGACACTTGAAGTAAAAGAAAAAGAAGATGGATCCTTTGATATTTCTTGGGATCCTGATGACCCAGTAGAAAGTGTGTTTAACACTTGGTCTGAAGAAGATTTTACTAACTGTATTATGGATGCTTGTCGTAAAGTGATTGAAGAAAATGAGGTAGAGTGTAAGAAGCAACTGGAAAAGATTGCTGCGAAACTTGGTGGTAAGTTGGAGCATTATGTTTGCTCTGACCTACATAATCAGTCGGAAAAGTATGTAATTACTTATAATCACCAAAAGAAAAATGACCCATCTTGAATACATCTTTACACATCTTATTCCCACTTGGTTTAGGTCATTTGGGGATAATTTTCGTATGTGGAGTGATTTGATGACTGGAAATTATGAACCTTATGTTCTTTTGAAGGATGATGATCCTTTTGAAGAAACATACAATTGGTTCTGGACCAGTATCAATCTGGATGAAACATACCCAAAGGAGTTCCTTGAAAGTTTAATCCAAATGGCAGCAGACGTAGAGAGTGGTAAGGTCAAAACCTATCCTATGACAAAGGAAATGTTCGAGAAACTTGATGATCTTGTGGGAGATATGCTAGAATTGGACCTGGATACGGAACTAACCGATGAATGACTCTCATTATGGATGGGTTGTCAATACCCATTATGATTGGATCAATATGCTTGACAAGATGAAGAAAGCAAATCCAAGACGATTTGATGCTTTCCAATATAAGACCGAAACAATTTATCATTACCTTGACAGAATTCAAAATGAACAAAATTTACACGATTAAAGAAGAGTTTGGGGATTGGTTCTGGGAAATGGAAGGTTATGCCTTTCGATCAGAGAGGTTTCACAGTGACTTTGACCAATGCGTGGAGAATAAGAATTCTAAACTTATGGTGGAATGGTTGCAGGCTGCCTTTGAAATGGGTTATACTGCAGGACAACTCGCAAAGGAAACTGAATGAAAAAGAAAAAGGATCTCTCAAACGAAGAACTGTTTCCGCACGATACATTCCCCTGGAAACTGATCCATCAAGATGGAAAAGAGAAAAAAACCTGCTTCTTTCAGAATGAGGATCATATGAAGAAGTATATTGATCGTTACAAACTAAAGAAGAAAGATTATACTACAGGATACAAGTATGCTGAAAACTGATGCATCTAAAGTTGTAATGATACTTGTAGTGTTATTTGCACTTGACTTGCTGATAATTGGTGGTATACTATTCAAGGGACACGCAAACTTTACTGAGGTTTATAAACATCTATGACTACCAGAACTTTTGTTGATAAAAACGGTAATTCCTGGGAATGGGAAGAAACTCCTGAGACAATCCAAGCACTTAAAGAACTACACGAAACTGTAAAGGAAGTAAATGAGCGAAAGCAAACTAATCGATGATGCCTTCTATGTCAAGGAGCAAAAGTGGGGAACCTGGAATTCTTATGATAAGGAAGATAAATCACTTATTACATCCTTGACTGAAGAAGAATGTATTTCAGCAACACGCTGGTATTTAAAAATGAAGCAAGAAAATGCTCTTGAAACTATAGGAACCACATATGAGGGAACTGTCGGTGGAAAACTCTAAGTTTCCAGAATTAGATCAAACAACTCCTTGGTTTGAGTTTCTCTCATACCAGGAGTGTTGTTGGTCGTTAAATAGACCAGTTCGTTTGGGTTCTTTTATGCGTTATCAATCATACCTTAGAGAAATAGGTGTAGTCAAATGATTTTTAGATACTACTGGGATAAAATCTTATCTAAAATTGATAATTTAACTTCATACAAAATATGTTGTTATGATGATGAATATGTTGGGTGTTCTCTTGCCGAACGTATGGAAAAATTGAGTGAAAAGATTGATAATATTGAATCTAGAATCAAAGATCTTGAAGTGGAAAATGTCGGAACGACAAATGAACTTTATCGCCTTGAGAATTCTCTTGATGCCCGCATAGATATAATCGCAGAACATCTTGGAGTTGATGATAATGTATGATGATTTAACTGCCTTTGAAAGGGCACTGGCTAGATTTGGTGATAAAGTTCAATATATTGTTGGACTTGAAATATCCAATAAAATGTCTCCTGAACTTGCATATCAGGAGATCAAAGATATGATGAGGGATCTCAAGAAATTGAGGAAAAAGGAAAGAAAGGAATGGGATATTGATTATACTGAAACCTGATGGAAAATAGTCTTAAGATCATACAAAACGAGGATGGGTCTTATACTATGGATTGGGACCCACAAGACCCAAATTGGAAATGGTTGAATGGGTTGACATCCAAAGAGATCCAGGTTATTATGGAGCAAGCAATTCAAGATTATGCTAATGGATGATTACAAAAAGTATTCTCTAGGACAGTTAGATAATTGGATCCATGATGCTATTTCCTGCAGTGAAGCAACTCCGCAGGAGATTTATGATGTAATTAAGAAAGCGGTTGAAGAAGAGTATTATGCCTATAAGCATCATACAAGTCAAGCATATGAACTTCTTGCCTTGTTGAATGGTAATACTGTAATGGATGCCAAAGGAAATCAAGTTCCTTATGATAATAAACCTAGAGGTGCTTGGGATGATTACTGGGAATATGGTAATCCTCCCATGAGAGTGAATAGTGAGGGGGAAATGTGGATACCCGATTACGTTACTAAGAAAGATAAAGTAAAGAAGTGGGCTCTTCCTGTTGAAGTTGATGGTCTGTCTGGGGAATGTTTTGTTAATCTTCCTGATGATTTGTTAGAGGCAGCGGGTATGAAAGAGGGAGATCAAATAACTTGGATTGATAATGGTGATGGTTCATTTAGTTTTAGTAAGATTAAAACTCATGGTGAAATGATCGCTGATGGATGGACTATGTCTGCTGATGGATTTTGGATTAAGGAGAATTGAAATGGCATTATCAGAAAGCGTAGAAGCAAGTTTAAAAGAGGCAGAGCAATCTCTAAGAAATGCTCTTGCTTATGCTGCAAGGCAAGAACGACCGATGGTTTGTAGTGTGATTGCTGATATGATTTCACGTATTGAAACACTGCAAACAGCGGACTCTTTACTGGATAAATTAGAAAGTAGAAAACCAGGCGATGCTGGTTTCTTTGGAACATTTTTTGATAAAGATGACTAAACCTAACGAACTTGGTAAAGCACTACAAGAGTGGTGGGACTCTGATGCCTGCAAAGAAATGCAAAAGGCAAATGAAGAGGCAAAACAACGAGCAATAGGAAAGTATTTTATGCTTTCTGAAGAAGATAAGGTTGATATGGTTCAGGCAATCTGCCACATTATGTGTAAGGCAGAAAGTGAAGGAACCAGTCACCGAGGTCTTATGGATGCTCTTGGCATATATCCTGCTGGGTTTTGGGTTGATGGACTAATGGAAGTTCATAATGCTCTTTGGTCTTATTATCATGATGGAAAAGTAAAGAAAGAACTGCAAGATGATCTTGATGCGTTAGAAGATTTTATTAAGTAGTGTTACGTGATCCCAAAGAAATTATTAAGTTCATAGATAATAGTATGTTGATATGCTAACATTGGGAAACATTGCAAAGATCCTATGACACTTTCAAAAACAGGAACCGCTGAACTTACTCAAGAAGAATGGGATGAATTGATTGCCTTGAAAGATGCGATTAGTTATGCACCACAAACTGTTTCTGCTGAAAGGATGGAAAAGTTTGCTGAATTAATGGTTCGTTCACTGGAAGGAAAATGTGATCCTCCTCCTCCGAAGAATTGGCGAGGCACTTCTTTGAGTGAGTGAAAAAATAAATATATCATAACGCTACAAAACAATGGAAAACATCGACCAACACATTCAAAAAGACGAAGACATTTTGAATGATCCTATGATCTCTCCTCAGGCAAGGCGTCACACTGAAGAAGAATTAGAATCACTTAAAGCATATAAAGCAAATCATCCTAATGATTCTCATGATCCTACTTCACTTGAACTGTACTGTGACGCACATCCTGATGCACTTGAATGTAGAGTGTATGATGACTGAGTGACAGTTTCACAAGTGGCACACTAGGGGTTCTCAGGTTGCTGGGAACCCTTTATAATGTTACTATTACAAATTAATTCATGTCTGAGGTTCAATTTCACGGTAATGCTTTTGAGGACCTTAAAATTAAAGAACTGACAGGTCTTCCTAAAAGTAAATATGATAAACTCAAACCAAACGGATATACATCTTCATTCGATTTAATCGAGGGTATTTTTGTAGATTTTAATGGAAGTATTAAAACAACTGGTAGTAATACCATAGATTGTGCCGACATTCTTAAGAGAATGAAGGAAATTGAATATAGATTGATAGTTGGTTGCTATTCTCAGGTAGAAAATTATAAAGTTTTTCACACTGAATATGAATTCTATATTACTCCAGATGATTATTCTAAACTTTGGGGTACTATGACTTATGAGAAAGTTGAAGAATTTGTAACTTATGTGAAGCAAATTCCTCATGGTAGAGAGTGGCAAAAGAAAACACTTGAGACTAGAAAATTGTTGCAAGAACAAACACAATGTAATAATTCCTTGTTTAAGATAAATCCGAAAGTTGACAGTAAAAATCAACGCAGAGTTCAATGCTCTCTCAAACTTGACGAGATATTGAAAAGTGGTATAAAATATACAAAGAAAGAAATCAATCTAACCATTCCCTCTGGCAGGAGAAAATTTAACAAATGAGAGCATTTTGTCCCCCTACTAATTCACCAGAAAAAGATCTAGTGATGACTCCCAAATGGTTAGCGGTAGAAATTATAGAACACTTTTCTCCATCTGGAATGATCTTAGATCCGTGCAGAGGTCAAGGTGCTTTTTATGATAACTTTAATACTGAAACTAAAGATTGGTGTGAATTAGGTGAAGGTAAAGATTTTTTAACTTATGGTAAAAAAGTTGATTGGATTATTACAAATCCCCCATGGTCTAAAATGCAGCAATTCTTACTTCATGGAATGAAAGTTTCTGATAATATTGTATATCTAACAACAATAAATCATTATACAACTAAAAAACGTATTCGTGATATGAGAGAATATGATTTTGCAATCAAGGAAATATACTGTGTTCCAACTCCAAGTAAACCATGGCCTCAGTTAGGATTTCAATTAGCGGCAATTCATTCTCAAAGAGGATACTCTGATGATATAACTATGAGTTATTCTCCAAACATGTGACACTTTAATAAGTGGCACAAGACCCCCAGAATCCACTGGTGGATGCCCTATACTAACAAGGTAATCAACGAAACGCCTCATGGCAACTCGCTCTCGCATCGGTATCGAACTCGCTGATGGTAGTATTCTTTCTGCCTATCATCACTGGGATGGTTATCCTGAATGGTTGGGTCGTATTCTCAATACTCACTACAACACTCGTGATAAAGTTGCAAAACTGATTGATGGCGGTGACATGAGCAACTGCTGGAACGACAACAACGAACCTGAGTATTATTCTGCTCATGGTGAAGATTGCCCTCCTCGCCTTGATGCTAACTTGATTGAGTATGTTGGTGATGGTGAAGAATATGCCTATCTTTATACTTTGAAAGGTGAGTGGGTATGCTATGAACTTTACGAAACTCCTAAAATTGTTGAAATTCCCTCTGGAGCACTTGCTGTTTGATCTATGAAAACTATGAAAACTTCTACTGCTCTTGGTGTTGGTTTTGGTGTAATTGTCCTTGCTTCTGCAGTATTGTTGCTTCAAGCATGGATTCTTGGTACTATTCTTTCCTGGTTTAATGTTTCCTTGACTTTCTGGCAAAATTTTCTTATTATTGCTCTTGCCAATTCTATCTTTAAAAACACTGGAGTTAATGTAAAATGAACTCCAAAAGTTTCACTCTCATTGAACTACTGATTGCTTGTGCGATTGGTGGCATTGGTATCGCAATTCTATTTGGAATGGTAACTGGTAACTCTGTTCTTCCATCTAAACAATCCTGTTTGAATGCTGGTGGTAAATGGTCTGAAGGCATTCAATATGGACGTATGACTCAACTTTGCACTTATAACTGATTATGACTAAAGTGGTTTATAATGCCTGTTACGGTGGGTTCGGTCTCTCTAAAGAGGCAGTCCAACGTTACTGGGACATCAAAGGTCAGCAAGTTTGGATTGAGGATGATAAAGAATATCCTTCTCTTGGTCTCTGGACTGTTTGGTTGACTCCCCCAGAAGAACGTCCTGTTAGGAATAAAAAATGGGAATCTATGAGTATGGATGAACGGGTTGCCTATAATAGGGCAGAATCTGAACAAACTTGGTATTACCGTGATGTTGACCGTCACGATCCTGTTCTCGTTCAAGTTGTAGAAGAACTGGGGGATAAAGCAAATGGTGAGTATGCTAAACTTGCTATTGCTCAAGTTTCTGGTCCATACAGAATTGATGAATATGATGGATCTGAGAGTGTAGAAACTCCTGGTAGTTATGATTGGATTACTCCCTGAACTTTATTTGAGGTAAATTACTATGACTAAACAAAACGGATTTATTGACCCCATTATTGTTATTGGTGGTCTTGGTGCGATTGCTGTTCTTGGTCTTCTCTTTATTGGTGGACCACAGTATAATGTGTGGCAACAATCTCTTGCTGGTAAAGCAGAACTACAAAAGGCAGAGTTTACTCGTCAGGTAGCAGTGTTGGAAGCACAAGCAAAGAAAGACTCAGCACAACAACTTGCTGATGCTGAGATCATCCGTGCCCAAGGTGTTGCCAAAGCAAACCAAATCATCGGTGATTCACTGAAAGATAATCGTGAATATCTTCAGTATCTTTATATCACTGGACTGGAAGAAGGATCTAACAAAGGTAATGTGACGATCTATGTGCCTACTGAGGGTGGTATGCCTGTGCCCACGCTTCAAATGAACAAGTGACACTTTAACAACTGGCACACTGGGGCATCTGGCGGGCGCTGGGTGCCCTATAATACTTTCATACGCAACCAACCCGATGACTGCTGCAACCCTCAACAAAGAGTTCTCTGACTTCTGCGCTCAACGTGACGCACAGAACACCGTGCAACTGAATGTGATTAAGTGGTGCTGGATGCTGACTGATGCTCTGCGCCAGAATTATGTTGACTATGCTATTCGTGGGCATGAGCGTTCTATTCTCAATTCTGCTGCACCTGAACAAGACCCCAAATCTGCCACCTATCAGTATCACCTTGCTTGCATAGTTGACCTGAAGAATGGTATTTGTCCGATTGATTATCAGATTGAGTCTGGTAAGAAATACCACAAGATCGTTTTTGTTGATGGTGGTGGTTCTCGTTCTGTTCATGCTTTTGTGGATAAAAAGACTGGTGAAGTGTATAAGTCTGCATCCTGGAAAGCACCCGCCAAAGGTGTTCGCTTTGATCTGCGACTGATTAAAGATCGTGAATGGTTGTTTGAGAATGCTGACTGGTCTGGTGGTTATCTGTACGCTCGTTGAACGATGAAACAACTTCTTCTTCTCCTTCCTCTCACATTACTTGCTGTGCCTACACAAGCACAGCAAGTTAATAACTTCGCAGTTTGCACTCAAAATCAGGAAGTATATCGTCCTGGTGGTTATGATCAGTATGGTAATTATGTGCCTGGTGGTGTGAGTGTTCAAACATATAATGTTCCTTGTAATAATGTGAGTCAGTATTATAGTAATGGATACAATAGTGGATATGTTGGGAGAGCAACTAATCCAAATTGTAATCCAGTTAGAACTCTTTTAGGTGCTACATTTGGTGGTGCAGTAGGTAGAGCAGCAGCAAGTAATTATCCTAGAAACTATGGATGGGCGACTGCACTTGGAGCATCTATTGGTGGAATGGTATTTGCCTGTTAATCACTGAATACATATTCTTGTAAGACCAACGTATAAAGATGAAAACAAATAAAGCATTTGATGAATTATGCACTCCAGATCATGTAGTTAGAACTATTCTGGAATATCTGCCAGAAGAGACAGCAGTATGGTGTCCTTTTGATACTTTGGATAGTGAGTTTGTTAAGGTTATTTGTGAACACAAACCAGTAGCATACTCGCACATTAGTTTCGATCAGGACTTCTTTGAGTATGAACCAGAACACTGGGAGATTATGATCTCCAAACCACCATTCTCAGAGATAGATAAAGTAATTGAGCGGGCGCTGGAATTTGAGAAGCCCTTTGCCCTACTGGTGCCTGCCGACTGCCTGGAGGACGAAAAAATCGAAGTTCTAATGCAGGAGCACGACCTAGAACCACTAAACATCAAAAAGAAGGTTAAATTCCTTGATAATGAGGGCAATAGTGTGGCAAAGTCGGCATGTTACTGTAGTTTTTTGTGCCATGACCTGCTTCCCGATCAAATTAGCAGGAGAGAGGCAGCAGAGGATCAAAACTGAGCGGGAGAGACCAGTTGCAGAACTGGCACACAGGGCGTCCTGAGCACCGCTGGATGCCCTATAATACATTCATCAACACAAGGGAACCACCCGTGACTCTCCCCTCCTACAGCGCAATCTCCTTTCACTCTAAAGAGGAGCATCAAGCAGCACTCTACGATGCCTGCCTGCTGATTGTGAATACTTACAATCAATCTGATATGCTGGACTTCTATGAGCACAACGGTGTGTCTCCCTATGCTTTTATGACTTTTGCCCGTAACATTCTCAACCAAATCGCTGAAGGTAACTGAAATGAACACTCTTTATCTTGTCCGCTATGAGAATGGTGGAGAACCCGAAAGTTATGTCGGTGGATTGTATGACAATCAGCAAGATGCCGAAGTTCGGTGTAATGTTCTTGAGGAAGATTATGATTATGTGTGGTATGATGAAGTGAAACTTGGTGACCTTAAACTCTGCAATCGCTGAACTGAAATGAACTACAACAACTTCTGGGACAATGTGTTAAAGCAAGAAGAATGGAATGATGAACTGAAAAAGTGGGAAAATGCTCATCCAGAGTATAAACCATTCAAGGAAGACAGTAACTCTCAACGCCAACAAAACCTCAAAGAAACTTACTGAAATGAACTATCAAACTCAACAACTGGTTTCTAACATTCTTTCAATCCTATTAGTGATTGGAATTGTAATTGGTGTTCTTTTTCTTTATAGTTCAGACTATCATCATAGCAAGACAGAGTGTTTTGCAAATGGTGGTGTTTGGAGTGAAAGAATGAGCACTGGTGATGATGGTTTCAGTTGGAAATGCACTTACAATCCTCATACGGATGTTGTAATCAAAGGTAACTGAAATGACTGCAACTTTCTCCAAACAATTCATCAACGAGTTCATTGATTATGTGATGTCGTTCTATGGTCCTGGCGAATTGTATCCCATTCAAGGAATCAATCGCACTATTGTTCGCAAGGCAACCAATGATGTGATGCGAATTGCCAAGATTCATGGTCACGCATTCTGTGGTGATAGTGTTGACCGCGAACAAGTGCGTGACCTTCTCATTGACAAATACAATCTTTCTTTCTCTTTCATCAAATGATTACCGACACCACCAAAGATCAGATGATTCGTCGCACAATTCAAAATTCCGTTGAGGAATCTGCATAGGTGACACTTCAATCACTGGCACACAAGGCGTTGCAGAGCGCCTAGGATGCCCTATAATACTAAGGTAATCGACGGAACGCCACCGATGAAGACCTACCGAATGCTGATTGAGTATTGGGTTCCTGATGAGAATGAGAACCTGTATGAAGAGAAAATCATTCAGTCCCGATCTTCCTGTGGTAAGATTGCCGATGATTATCTGGCACAAGACCGCACCAATCTGATTCGCTCTGTTGAAGTCACTCCTATCTGATTATGGCACTCTCCAATCAAACCGTCAATAATCTGGCATCCGCTCTGACTTCAGAGGTGATTGATTACATCTATCAGGATGAGCGTTGGTGTGAATTCCTGCACGAAGTTATTCCCGATGCTCTGCAGGATAAACTGGGACAAATTGATGAGGACTTGAAATATGAACTTGCTATCTGTATAATGGACCGTATCTGTTTCAAAAAAGTTTGATACTATGATTGAACTGATTGCTGGACTGACCTGTGGCATCACCACGTTCTATGGATTGGGTGATGGTTTCCACGGGCAAATAACTGCAAATGGAGAACGCTTTGATGCTTATCGTTGGACTGCTGCTCACCCTTACCTTCCTATGGGAAGTAAGATTAGGGTTACAAATCAGGACAACGGGAAGCAAGTGATTGTGAAAGTGAATGATCGTGGTCCTTACTCCCATGCCGACCTTGATCTCTCTTATGCTGCTTTCGCTCACATTGAATCTCCCCGAAAGGGTAATGCTACTGTTTGTTGGAGGGTAATTGGATGAAAAAACTGTTTTTGTTGATGCTGCTGCTCCCGATGCCTGCTATGGCAGGACCGCCGTTCAAATACCAGACAAATTGCTTTTTGGAATCGAAGGACCAAACATATCAAGAAGATGTATGCACAGTGGTCGAAACACGCGAAAAGAATGGAGCACTCAAGACTCGCAACATTTATTCTAACCGTTGGGGACTGACGATTAAATCCAGATTTGATGATGCAAAAGGATTTGTGACCTGGGACAGTTACAACAAATTTGAATATAAATGGGAATATAAGATTGGTAGCATTGGAGATCAGGGAGCACATACATATGTGATGCCTGGTGTTCTTTTAGAAAACGTAAGTTGGGAGTAAAAATGACTGAAACTATTGTAAATCTAAATGTGCATGAGATTGGTATTATCCTTTCTGCACTTCAGAATGTTGAACTTGCTGATGAAATGCACATTGCAAGAGATTATGGAAGTGTTCCGGCACTGTATAACAAACTCTATACGCTTTGGGAGCGGATGGACACTTCGACAACTGGACTACGGTACGACGTGGTGCCCTCCTTCTGACCTATAATACAAAGGTAATCAAGGAAACCACCCGATGTTCACCATCAACCTGACTGAAGAACAGTTCACCCTGCTGGAGCAACTGGTTGGTGATAAGTTTAATGAGGTTGCACAGGCATGGTTGCCTGCCGAAGAGACCAAAGATATGAATAATCTTTGCTATGATACTATTCTCAATCTTCGTGCAGTTCGCTATGCCAAACAGTTTGATAGTGACTATCCTGAGTATGTCAGGGAGTTTGTGGCATATGATAAAGTAGATTACTTGAAAGAAGTTCACTTTGTGACAGATCAACAACTGGCACAGCAGGGCATCGATGCCTGATCCGATGCCCTATAATACAAAGGTAATCAAGGGAACACCATGAAACGCCCTCTCACTCTCACCTCTGGTCAATTGCTCGACATTATTGCCGCTCTTGAAGAGAAAGAGGATGCTCACTATGATGCTGAGAACAGGTCTCTTGCTGCCTACTACATGCAAATGGGAGTTGTCTTTCAGAAAGCATTTGATCGCCTACAGGATCTTCCTGGCGAACAGCGTATTGTTGAACTTGTAATCCCCACCACCGAAGTCTGATGAAAACCACCTACATCTTTCTTGCAGTTATCGGCATTCTGATGTATAATGGAATGCTGGCAAAGCGCGATCAAGAACTATTCAAGGCATATGATCGTGCCTGCGCTCAACAACCACACAATCCAAACTGCATTTACGCCAAATGAACGATACTGACATTCAGCAGTTTATTTCTGCATTTGATGATTTCATGAAGCACGCTGAGACTGAGATTGATTCTTATCTTGCCTGGCAAGAGGCACGGAGTTATGCAACTTCTTATTATGAGGAGAAGGCAGCAGAACTGGAAGTGACTGTTGATTATTACCTTGCGGAGTTTGTCTGATGTTTACTTCACTTACAGTTGCTGCTGCCTGGTTTGCATTTGGTTATTGCATGTCTGATTTTCTGATTAAAGTCTTCAAGGGCAGTAAAAATTAACATGATGATGAACTCTATCACAACAGCGGGCATCATGGAACAGAAGACTAAATTACTATTAGGACTACAACAGATTGATAATCTCACTTCTCTAACTCAGAGTTGTGAGTATCAATCTTTTTTGTATTCTCATTTAATTTCACTTAAAGTTGAATTAGAGAGGCAATTAGCAAATGAACTTCACAAGATCAGAACTCAAGCTGATTTATCATGCAGTGAGAAACTATCGTAGCGGAACTGATCCAATCATATCCTATTCGATGATGACTGCCTGCACGGATGTCATGAAGAAGATAGAAACAGAGATCGGTTTACCCTCAGAACCAGCATATGATTCTGACTTTTCTGATGGTTAAATAGAACAGATTACAGGAGGATTATGTTTCTTTCGCAATTAGAATTCACTAGAATTGAAGGTGGATGGCAAGGTAAACCAAATGCGACCATGGCAGAGACATGGTTAAATGAGGTGACAGGTTATCGTGTTTATGATGATGGTTCACGCACTTCTGATGATGAGAAAATGTATTGGGTGATTGAACTCAACAAGGATGATAAAGGTGTGATTACTGAGAAAGTCTATGGGTATCAACTCTCTAGTTTCTTAATCTTCTGAGTTGACAAATTCCACGTTTCATTTTAAACTAAAGGAGTAAATTCACAGAACAAATGAAGTATCTTTACATTGTTGATTATTGGGTTCCGTTTCCTTCTTCTGAGTATGGTGGTGTAATTAGTGTCATTGCCGGTGATGATGTTGAATGTCATGATATTCTGAGAGATGCAGACTATGATGATGCCTATGATAATAAGATCATGGAGCGTGTTGTTGCTGCTCCACGTTTTGCTCTGGTGAATGAGGAAGAGCCACGCATCATTGATTCATTTATTACCTGATGAAAGAGTTTCCACACAAGGCACCGAAAGGTTATTCTTATGAGTTTGAAGAACTCAAGCGAAATCACATTTCTATTTGGATTTGCAATCATACCAAATTTGATTACAATGGCGGTGCTCCTGTTCGATCCATTTGGGGATTTTACAATAAAAAGACCAAGTGCTTTCATTCTCCTATCAACTCCAAGACAGTTGGTAATACGGTAGCAATTGAAGAGACAACACCATATAGTGCAATGATTCCTAAACTTTCATTTTTGGAGAAGTGTTTTGTATGAATTTGGATTGTTTCTCCGAAAACATGATTGTTAAATATAAGGACCATATTGGTAAAATCCGTTTCATCGGGCACGAATACATTACTCTTTGCATTGGAAAATATCAAAGAGAAGTATGTATTCTCATCTATCCCAATCAATGGAAAGATATAGAACTACTCAAACAATCGGAGAAATAATACAATGTCAGAGTTTCCATCATTTCAAGAGCAAATACAGAACTTTGTAGAAGCAACCACCAAGGCAACTCAAGAAGCATTGAATGGTGGAGATATTTTTGTTTCAACTGAGGTGCAGAAGCAAAGACTTCTGATTTGTTCTGTCTGCGATCAGTTAGATGTCTCCACTGCACGTTGCACCGAATGTGGATGCTTCGTGCAGATTAAATCAAAGGTTACAACTGAAGAATGTCCTCTAGGCAAATGGGGTGAGGATTATATAGATTCTTCTGCACCTAGAGCAAAAAATCCTGATGTACCGACACCACCTGATGATCCTACAGAAGGTGATATTTACGTTTTTAAGGGTAAGGTATGGCAATTCAAGGATGATGAATGGCACTATATTCCACAAAGGAAAGTGAGAGGATATTAAGCATAATACCAGTAATAACCTTTCCAACTATAACGATGAGGGTTTCTTAAACTCTTTACAAGACCAGTTCCTTTACTTCCTCTTCCCATAATCTTACATGCTTCAGTAATACTTTCAAATTCTATTCTGCCCCATGTTTTTTTATGAATACCAACCACACCTTTCTTTTTAGTTTTATTATCTAATATTCTCCATCTGTATCCATAACACTTATATCCATTACGTGCAGAGACTAATATATTACTGTTCTTTTTAGGATCACCAGCGACTTCTAATGCTGCATCACGGGCACTTTCCCATATTCTCTCTTCACCAGTTTCTACATTCAATCCAAGTATTCTCAGACCAGAGTGTTTACCATTTCCTCTGTTCTCTTCTGTTAATTTACCCCAGTTATTCTCTTTTACTTCTTTCTTCTCTATGACTGGTGGTTTATCCTCTTTCATGAACGAAGGGTTATTATATCCAATCTCATTTGATTTGTATTGCTTTATCCAGTAATACTCTCTCTCATTTAATGAATTCTCATCACATTCATCTATTACTTTGATGATGAATTTATCTACACCAAACTTACGAAATGCTTTATGTAGAGGTGTGGGTGACATTCTCTTTGATTCCTCTATGTGCTGTTGCCATACCTTATTGAGAGGAAGAATTGTTTGTCCGATATATTTGTGTCCGTTCTCTTTGTTGATGATGAGATAGATGATGCCTTGGGACATTTGTTATATAATAGACAACGCTTTATTTAGTGTATGTAGTGATTAATCTAATGTAGATAATTATATGAGATATGTTAGGGTTTTACAATATATCTTGTATAATAATAGTGTTATATTCTTATATACTTTCTAAATGCTTATAAATGCTTATAAATGCTTATAAATGCTTATAAATGCTCGATCCTTATGCAAGTAGAGCGAGCCTATCATAAGACGCGCAGTTTGTCAAGTCCCACGCCCGCGAAAATGCTGGGAGACCCACACAAATCACTACGAGATCGCAACGAGATTATGATACGAGATCATGGCATCATAGTGTTACAAGATCATGATATATCAGTATCATTATATTATAATACGAGATATACATCATATATACTATCATAATCTCGCGCGAGATCACATCAAGACTTGCACTTGCCGCGAGATCATGCTATACTACACAAGCGTTCAACAAACCTCTACGAGTTATGTACGACGATTACGATCTCGACTATACATTCAGTAACGATTATACTCTCGACGAGGATACATATGCCGAGTTTGGCACATCAGATCTCGACGAGGATTATGCACGGGACGGGCAAGATTACGAGAGTCTTGCATATCGTCACTACGCATGATATAATAACAACACATTACATCGAGTTCTTATGCCTACCGCACAGAAACGCAGAGTTATTGTAACCCTGGAACTAGAATGTTATGATGATCTAGATCTAGATGATATTAATTGGTCTGATCTATTAGATCTAGAAGGTGGAGAGAATGTCTATGTTAGCATCAAAGATCTAGATCCATTCGATTAATGTGACACTTACGCAACTGGCACAGGCATTATAATATTATATAATGCTAGCGTTATATGTGTAATTATTTTATGGCAGGACCAGTGGCGATGTATTGTCGTCCACAGGGTTACCCCACCCCTCATCTAGTTGTGCTTATAAGATAGCATTAATTCATGAGGGGTGGGGTAACCCTGTGCCAGTTGTAGAAGCGGCACAGAGAGGCACACAGGGGGCGCTGATGGTGTTAAATTACATTCGTTCCTGAGACATCCCGATGACTCTCACCTCCGAACAAGTTTCTGATCTTCTGTCGGCACACTGCTACCGTGTGATTGACAACATGGATGCGGATGATTTGTTCTCCTATGCTATGCAAATGATGATGGAATCGTTTGGTGGCAAACCTAATCAAGTTGATGTTGACATGCTAATTGAAGACATTTGGGTTGCTGAAGGTGAGGATGATGATGCCACACAAGAATTCATCGCTGGAGTTATCGGTGATGATCTGGCAGAAGAGATCGTGAAAACGACCCAGTTCTGAAACTGGCACAAGGGGTCTTGTGTTCTCATGAGATCCCTGCCATACTACATTTGTTCCTGAGGGATTTCCCCGATGATCATGCTCACCGACATCTACACTGGCAAGATGCGTGTTTCCCTGATCGAAGATCCTGAATTCATGGATGCAATCGAAGGTCTGCAATCTTTCGTGCTCGATACAGACGCAGATTTGGATTCTGCGTATTCATGGGTATGCGATCAGGCAAATTGTCACTCTTTTGTGTTAGACAATCCTGCATTTGATCTGTTTCTTGAAACCTTCCTGAGTGCTCGGGACGATTCCTGAACTGGCACAAGGGCACTGGACTTCCTGCTGGTGCCCTGCTACATTACATTTGTTCCTGAGGCAACCCCATGGCAACTAACTACCGCGTGATTGGTTTCGGTGAGACTGAACACGGTTTCTTCAACGAACCCGCATTCTGCTCCTCTCTGGGTTACGCTCAAGGTTTCTTTGAAGGTCACAAGAATGACCCCGAAATCAAAGGCGCTGTGCTAATCAAGGTCGACCACGAAACGTGGGAGGTTATTGATGAGTTCGGCACTGAAAACATGTCAATTGTTTATGGTCCGCTTGGCACATTTAAAGTTGATCGTGCTCCTAAACTGCTCCTAAACTGGTGATGGTGTGACACTCTAGAAACTGGCACACAGGGGGTTGCAAACGACCCCCACCCCTGTTACATTACATTCGTTCCTGAGGCAACCACCCATGGCAATCACCTTGACCGCTAACTACAAAGAAATCTTCGCTGCTGAAACTGTCAGCAAGATCGATGAATTCCTTGAGGACAACTATGCTCTGGATGACATGCTGGAGTTCATTGATGCTAACTCTGAGGAGGATTTTGTATCCTTCTATGAGGAATACGTGACTCAAGGTGAGAACATTGGTTATGATGTTGTGGATGCCTTTGTAGGTTATCACGGTCTCTCTTGTGTAGAGTATGCTGGTGATGCCTATCGCGGTGTTTATGATTCTGAGGCAGAATTTGCTGAGGAATTCACGACTGATATCCACGGTGAAATGCCTTCCTTCGTTGTGATTGATTGGCAGGCAACTTGGGATCAGAACCTTCGTTATGATTTCGATTTTATCGATGGGTTCGTGTTTAATTCTAACTTCTAGTTAGATCTCGACGAGATGTGTGCGAGATAACATCAAGCACACATCTTGTTTACAAATCTCGACGAGATGTGATACAATATATCATATCTCAACGAGATACAATGGGACCATGGCGGAATTGGTAGACGCAACGGACTTAAAATCCGTCGAGGATTAAACCTTGTGAGAGTTCGACCCTCTCTGGTCCTATTGGGTGATTCGAGAATATCATCACCCATGCGCGAACGAGATAATATACAGTAGGGATAGAAGTGGGTGCTTGAGGCAGGGAGTGGTGTCCCTGCCTTTTTTTGTCTATACTATAGTGCAAGAATCGTGCTTCACCCCACTCACCCCTTCCCACACCATCTAACGTGCTTATATTATATTCACTCTTTACCCCTTAAGTTATTATAATATATCTCTATTGTAAGTCTTATTGTATTATAATAATATCTCTAATAATATCTTATATTATTATCTTCATCCTTAGCAAAGGTATTCTAGCAAGATCTTAAGGTATTGTCAAGCCCCTTGCTATCACTAGGATTTTCATGGTTATGATATTTTCAGCGAGAATGAAAAAGCGTGAAACGTGAATATTCACTGTGCCAATTGGCGAACTGGCACACACCCCCTTGTGTTCGTGCTCTGGGCGTGCCATACTACATTCGTGGTTGAGGAATTCTCTACATTCTCCTCCCACCCCATTACTACCATGCAACTGACTAAATCCTTCCCCCCTGCTGATGACATGTTCATGCAACTCCAGCAGGTTGATTATCGTAAACTCTTCAACGATTACATGGACTTCGTTGTTACCGTGTGTGCATTCGTGGCAGCAATTGCTACTATCCTCTGGGAGAAAATCCAAGTGATGAAGTTTCAAACCCCCGCATTCATGACTGATTACTTCTACTTCAGCGTGAACCTGATTGGTGACCCTGGTGATGAAATCGTGGGTCTGAGTGTTGGCAACCGTTACGTGGGTCTTTATAACAATGGAATCGTGTGGGGAGTGTTGGATGAAAACGGTGCCCTGTGACACCTGACTAACTGGCACATGGGGGGTTGATTTCCCCCCGCATCCGTTCTACATTACATTCGTTCCTGAGAGGCACACCAATGTTTGATGAAATGTGGCAGGAGATTGCTGATGCTCCTGGTGAGATTTTCGACATTCCCGAACTTCGTGATGAAGAGGATTTCAACCTGAATGACTACCTTGCCGCTGACTACGATTACTGAAATGCCCGACACCTATTCGTTCTCTGGTGATGCTGTCACCTTCCTTGGTTTGGTTGGTGTGGTTTCGACGTTTATCATCGTTGTTACTGCTTTCCGCCGTTACTATTCTTCTCCGCTTCGTAAGTGATGCAGTTTCAAGTCACTGAAATCCAGTTTGATTTCACTGGTGATGATCCTGAGGTTGATGAGATCGACACTGAAACTCAGGATGAGATTTACGATGATGTCATCGGTCAAATCTGGGATGCCGATGATGAGGATGATCTAGTTGAAGAGATCACCTGCGCCACTGGTTGGTGCATCAAATCCATCGACTATCGTATCATTCTTTCCTGATGACTGACACTGAACTCACTAAACTTTACTACAAAAAGACTCAACTTTTTGAGTTTCTGTATTCTAAATGCAGGGAAGATCATGACCTGCTCGCTATGATTGTCGATGAGTACATTGTCTCTCTAAGTGATAGCAAACTCATTGAACTTGAAGATTTCCTCACCAACAACTTCGGAGACAACTGATTATGTACCGCACTCTTTCTGAACTTCGTGACTCTATCAATCGTATGATTGAGAGTCAAGGTGAGGATGCAGTTTGTGCTGCGTTTGTGTTCACCAAAAACGATGTGTTTGAGTATAATGATGATAGTGATGATCCTCTAGAAGTAAATCATTTCTCTGAAGATTTCACTCAAGATGTGCTCGCTGATGTAGGAGGTTGCGACTACATTTACGAACAGATTGGTGAGGTGATTGATGATTCAATCCGTCTCCGCAAAAAACTTCCCCTCTACTCTAACTGACATGACTCAAGAGAATCAAGTGGATCAAATCGCCACCAAGTTTGCTACTCTCACCTCCGATCAGATTCAGCAGTTCGTTGAGAATTATGCTGAGCGAATCGTGGATGACATGGACACCAAATGCCTGATGCAATTTGTCTATGATACTATCGTTGAGAACCTGAACATTCAATCGCCCGATGACATTCTGAATGAGGTTTCTTGTGTTTATGATGATGACATCGTGGAGGAACTGATTGAGAGTGTGACACCCTGACAAGTGGCACACACCCCCTTGTGCCCTGCCCGATTCCGTGCCATACTAACAGCATGAAAAAAGCTTCACTGGCCCGCCCCACAACTGAAACCCGTCCGTTTATCATTCAGCGGACAGGTAATCGTAAGATTTACCGTCTTTACGTGTATGATGGAAAGTTTATCACTCCTAAGACAAAAAGAGTTAAGTATCGTTACACTACGCTTGTTGAATCTTATGTGCGGAAAGATTGTGTGATTGTTGCTCAAGAATGGTTGAAAGGTAACGTGACTGAATGGTGGACACTTGTTTAAGTGGCACACACCCCCTTGCAAAACCCCTGAGGACCTGCCATACTAAGACCATGAAAAACACTCACCTCGAACACGCCGAAGATACCATCCTCACGGGCGATTTGTCCGTGCTGGATTGGTTCGTGACCCCTGGCACTCTCAGCGTTAAGATTGACGGAGCGCCTGCAATCGTGTGGGGTGTTGACCCTGCAACTGGCACGTTTTTTGTTGGCACTAAAGCAGTTTTCAACAAAAAGAAAATCCGTATCGCTCATAATCATGAAGAGATTGATGCGTTCTATCAAGGCGAAGTTGCGACTATTCTTCATGCTTGCTTTGATTATCTGCCTCGCACCGATACTGTCTATCAAGGTGACTTTATCGGTTTTGGCGGTGATGATACTTATCACCCCAACACGATTGGTTACAAGTTTCCTGAAATCGTAACCCAGCAGATCATCATCGCCCCGCACACGTTCTATTATGCTGAGAACGATCTGCGCGATGCCGTAGCGCATCCTGACCGTGCAATCTGGAATGACACCGACACGGTTAAGTTTGTGAAACCTGATGCATACATTCTCCACAATCAGGAGTCGTTCGCTGATGTTGAAGAGGTGTGCAAGTTCGCCCGCCAAATGTCGACTGCCGTTCAGTTTGTAACTGATAAGAAAGCAAAGGAAATCAAGCAACAAATCAATGCCCGAATTCGTGAGGGTATGAGGATTCATGAGGATGACTTTGAGTGTGATCCTAACCTCATCCGTTTGTGGTTGCTGGTGAAATCAATCAAAGAGGATTGCCTCTACCTCTGCCGCAACAATGGTCCTGCCGCTTACATCGGCACCGATCGAATTGATGCTGAGGGTTACGTTCTCACCAATGAGTTCGGTATGATGAAACTTGTTAATCGTGAGGTCTTTTCTAATGCTAACTTCAACAGCGGACGGTTTCAGTGTGCCAATTGAATGAGTGGCACATGGGGGGTTGATCTGCCCCCCGCCCCGTGCCATACTATGTCCATAAGGGGAGGAACGGCGGGGGCAACCCCACAGACCCCTTAACCTGTTCCAGGAACGGGCACAACTGCCCGAACGGGGGGGACTAGGGACGCCCCCCACCCCAAACTATCTAAACTCTCATGATCACGACCTCATTCGCTTACGGTGACTCCTACGGTATCGGTGACCGCTGGGGTTATGATGAGCGGGAGCATGATGACTTCATGTCTGCCGAGGATTATGACTGCCGCGCTGCTGAGCGTGACGGTTGGGCAAGTGACACACAGGGTCGCTGGTGACCCCCTGACCCCCTGCTACAATTCTCTCAGTTCACAAGGACACCCCCATGCGCGTTAAGCAAGTTACCGTCACCTCCACTCAAATCTCCCTGGCAGACGGGACTGAGGTTCTGTTCTCCTATGAAACCCCCGTCGCTGCACTTGTGCCTGGCAAGGGTTGGATTCGGACTGAACAGTTTTACAGCGTGACGACCTCTAAGCATATCAATCGCTGGTTGGCAGGATTCTCCTGCGGTGAGGTGGCAACTGTGCCACAATGGGAAGTGGACCAACTGGTGGCGTTCTGAGGGGCGCCACCCCCTACAATACTCTCACCCGCAACCGACACCATGCGCCAGCGCCTGATTGACTCTATCTGCGCCATGTTCAATGATTATCATGGCAACGTAGTTTCGCCCGATTGGCTTCTGGAATTGATGCACACTTCTACCGATGATGTGCTCATCGCCCGCCTGAACAATTGGCGCCGCAACTATCCTGAACAGTTTCAGCGCCATGGCATCTATGTGATGTGACAGTTAAGGGGGTGGCACACACCCCCTAGATCTGCCCCTCTGATGCCCTACAATTCTCTCAGATCAAACGACACCGATGACCCGCACCAACGTTCTTCCCCTTGACCTCTGCACCGTTACCCTGACTGAGGCACAGTGGTCTACGATCCGCACCGCTGTTCTGTGCCTGGCATGTGACTGCCGCACCGCTGGTAAGTCCGCTGACGCAGACTACTACCTCAAAGCATACAACACCCTGGCAGAGGCAATGGGTCTGTGACACTCTAAGATCTGGCACAAGGGGGACTCCGATCCCCCACCCCACCCCTTAGAATTCTCTCAGTTCAAACAACCCCCCAACCCCATGAAAGTTTACGCTGTGATCGGTGGTCTTCAATGTGAAGGTGAGGACTTCAAATCGCTTGGACTGTTTGACTGTCTCTCCACCGCAAATGATTATGTCAAGTTTCTGGAGGAAGATGGTTACGATTATGTTCTGATGGAGACCCGTGAGGTTGACATGAAATCTGCCCTCTGTGCCGCCTGAGGCACTGGCACACTGAGGGGGCAGGATGCCCCCTCCACCCCTTAGAATTCTCTCAGTTCAAACGAACCTCCCATGGCAACCGTAACCACCTATCAGACCGATTTCACCAACGTTACCTACAACGGTTGGACTAATTATGAAACCTGGAACGTTGTTCTGTGGATTGAGAATGATGAGAGCATTCAGGACTTCATTCAGGAGAATGATGTGTGCTGCTATGAAGAACTGCTGGAGGCACTCTATGAACTTGGTGGTTCTAAAGAGACTCCCGATGGTGTGAAGTGGGCAGATCCTAAGATCAACCGCGCTGAAATCAACGGCGACGTTTTCGACTTCTGAATGATGGGAATGGCAGCGCCCTAAAGACTCCAACTCTTCCCTTCTAAATTACACAAACTCATGACCCGCAACGTTGTTCTTTCTCTCCTGCGCCAAGGTTCTAATGGTGAGCAAATTCTCCAAATTCTTGACACTATTGTTTCTGGGATGGATGACTCTAACTGTGGCGCCACCGCTGCTCAACCTACTAGCGACCCCATTGAATTCTGAGCGAACTGTGCCAACCCGCTAGGTGGCACAGCGGAGGGTCGACCCCTCCCCTTTGCCCCTTAGAATTCTCTCAGTTCACAAGCAACCCCATGGCACACGTCATCTCCACCGCCGACGCCAAACTCCTGCAGACCGCCCACGTCATCACCTGGGACGTGTTCACCCCTAGCATGATCCGCGACATGCACCGCACCCCTGACGGTGCTGAGATCCTCCGCCAGATCGTCCGCGACGGTTTGGAGGGTGCTGACAAGATCGTCGACGCCCTCTGGGCCAATCTGTGAGGTGGCACAACGGGGGGCGCTGCTGCCCCCCATGACGCTGTAGAATTCTCTCAGTTCACAAGAACCCCTGATGCTCCGCTCCGCTGATGCCCTCACCGCTGCCATCGCCGCCCATTGTGGCTGCGGCGGGCACCCTTCCTGCCCCCGCTGCGGTTGGATGTGACGCCTGACCCGCTGGCACAAGGGGGGGCATGACCCCCCTCCCGACCGACTAGGATTCTCTCAGTTCAGACAACCGCTCATGACCCGCCTCAACGTGATCTGCCCCTCCGCCCCTTGGGAGAACACTACCACCGACGCCGACCGCGCATGGGACCTGTGCCTCTCCCTCAGCGAAGACTACGGTTACGCTCAGGTCCGCGATGCCGCGACGGGCATCATCATCGGAGACTACACGGACGGGCACGCCTGAGGGGGTGCCCCCCATGCTACAATTCTCTCTCAACCAACCAACCCCCCCCCCCCTAGCCCCCCCCCCGTAAACAGGGGGGCCAGGGGGGATCGAACCTAAAATCCATTTTTAATTTAATTATAACCAGCTACTTAATATC